TTGAAGATACTCAGGGCGAATATATGACTGCTGATGAAATCACTAAAGCAGCACATTGGTTCATGAAAAATGCCGGAGACGTCGATATTCAGCATTGCTTTAAAAAGGCTAAGAATGTCGAAGTTGTCGAGTCTTATGTCGCTAAAAGCGATTTTAAAATCGGCGACGAAGATATCAAAGAAGGCACCTGGCTTATGACTGTGGAGATATCTGACGAGGGCATTTGGAAGGCTATTGAAAAAGGTGATATCACAGGTTTTTCAATGGGTGGCACAGCTACTGTATCAAGCGTGGATGACGACTTGGAAGCTGACGAAGCTGAAAAGACCGAGAAAAGTAGTCTTTTTAAGAAATTTGCAAAGGCTTTCGGCTATGAGGTTGTTGAAAAGGGTAAGGTGGCTGATAGATACAATGTGCGCAGTAAAAGCGAAAATTTTTATACAGCTTTCGATTCTTTGAGAGCTGCGTTGGAAATCAATAAAATTAATGAGTCTACAGGTGAGTATGCCTGGGATTATACCAATGATGAATCTACAATTAGGGGCGCACTTGAAGAGTTTAATGAAATCATTGTTGATTTGCTAGCAAAGGATTCAATTATTAAATCATTGGAAAAAGATGCCAAGGAAGCTGGTATAAAGCCTGTTGAGAAGGCTGGCAAGAGTATTAGCGCCAAAAATCTTGAAACATTAAACGGCATCATAACTAGTTTAACGGAATTTGTGACATCCGTAAGCCCGGCTGAAGAACCGGAAACAAAGGATGAAAGCAGTTCTGAAGATAATGAAAAAAAGGAGGACGAGGAAATGAAGAAATCTGAAATTCAGGCTATTGTGGATGAAGCTATTGCAAAAGCAATGCAGCCAATCACTAATCAGATTGCAGAGATTGCAAAGGGTGATGTGACGGATGATGCATCTAAGGGGCAGGAAGAGGACGAAGCTTCTCCAGACGATGTCTCAAAGGCTATTGCAGAAGCAGTTTCAAAAGCAGTACAGCCACTTGCTGATCAGGTAGATGCCATTTGCAAGAGTAGAGCATTGCCAAGCAATTTGAATGATGTCTTAAATGACGTTGAAAAATCAGAAGATGAAGTGCATTATCTTCACGGAATAATTTAAAAAGGAGGACACAAAAAATGAATTTAAACAAAAAGATTGTTAAGGATGCTGCTAGTACAATCACCACTGATTCAGTAACCAACGGATTACTGAATCCTGGACAGGCTAAAAAGTTTTTACAGCAGACATTTGACGCAACACCTTTAATGGGTGCTGTCCGTCACGTAATAAAGTCTGAGAAGTCAGGCGAAATTGATAAGATTGGAATTGGTAGAAGAATACTCAGAGCCAAGGCTGAAAATACTGATGATGGCTACAGAGGTAAGGTTAAGTTTGGAGTAGTTAACTATCAGACAAAAGCTGTTAGATTGCCATGGGAAATCACCGAAGAGACACTTCGCGAGAATATCGAAGGTGAGAATTTTGAAAAAATCGTAACTGACCTTATGGCTAAGCAGGTTGGCTGCGATACTGAAGACCTTTTTGTTAACGGTGATGAATCTATTGATTCAAGCGATGAGGATTATGATTTCCTTAAGCTTGATGATGGTGTAAAAAAAATAATCACTAACAATGGTCATTTGATTGATGTTAATGGTGCTGCTGATATGGATCTTGAGATGTTCTATAAGGCAGTTGCTGCTATTCCAAACAAGTACAACAACGGCAAGCTCCGTTGGATGATGTCACCAACCAGAGCACAGCAGTGGGAGTTATTCCTTCTGAACAAGGTACTTGATGCCGGCGGAGCAGTCCCAGAAGCACTTTACAAGAGCCCTGTTGCCATTCCAACAATGCAGGTTCCATCCCTTGATGATGGCACTATCCTCCTTGCTGATCCACAGAACTTCATTGTGGTTAATACCTACGGCGTAAAGATTCGTAAAGATGCTTCTTCTAAGGATGCCATCATGGAGGATAAGAGATTCTACGTCATCCACTTCGACCATGATACTGTAATCGAAGAGACTGATGCTACAGCTATTATTACAGGACTTCCAAGCTACAAGTTTAGCGCATAGAAGGGTAGGTGCATGATATGAGATATGTGGAATTAATTAAAGGCATTGATTATATTGGCCGAGGTATTAAAGCTAAAAGAGGTCAGAAACTTACAGTCGAAGAGCCAAAGGCTGCCGAACTGGTGGCCACAGGGCTTTTCAAGGATGCAGGAGAAGTGGTCAATGTTGATGAAGTAAAGGGCGAAGAGCCAAAGGCTGCCGAACTGGTGGAACAAATTGCGGTACAGAAGCCGGTTTCGAAGATGAATGCCGAGGAGTTACGTGCTTATGCTGAATCTAAGGACTACGATATCTCAGAATGCACCAAGGTGGCTGAGATACGAGCTTTAATTGCTGAACTTGATTCGGCTACTGCAAAGGACGTGGACTGATATGAATAGGCCTTGGATATTACCAAGTGACGTAAAGGAATATAGCGATTTTGAAGACGTGCAGGCTAGGTCAGATGCTAAGCTTGCTGTCGATATACGCAGGGCAGAGAGCTATATCATCAAATACACCAATAATGACTTTTCGGATGAAAAATACGCAGAGTCAATTCCTGAAGATGTAAAGGTGGCAGATATCTTGCTGGCTGAGTATTTTGGCCATAATATATCAATTATCGGATCGAAAAAATCTGAGACATTTGATGATTATTCTTATACCAATGACGATTCTGCCATTGATGTTACTGCTCTCGGGCTTGATACCTTGCTGGATCCATATGTCGTTACGAAGGCAACCGGCAAGGTGACCATGCGAATGAGAAAGCTGTAGGTGGTTATATGGCTTGGGAAGATTTTTTTAATCACAAATGCAATATTTACCATGCAGTTGAAGGGAAGGCTGATTTAGGTTACGGACTTAGCGACGATCATAAATTTAGCTATCCTGACGAAGCAGATATATCTGACGTGCCATGCCATTTCCATGTTAGTGTTGCGGGTGGCGCAGCTACAGTAACGCAAACAGAGCCACTAAATGAGTTCTACGCCCGTTTGAAGTTGTCCTTGCCAATTAATACGGATATTCGCATAAATGATAAAATAGTAAGCCTGGATACGGGATTTAGCTATATTGCAGAGCTTCCAAGGAAGGTGCAGAATCATCATATAATTGTATATGCGAGTCGAAATGGTGCTGTTAAGGAGATGATCTGATGGCTAGGCAGGAATTGGTTAATATTGATGTCCGCGAGCTTAGCAAGTTTTTTGACGAGCTGGGACAGGCTGGATCTGAGTTTAAAAAGGAGCTGCAGAAATTCATGGAGGGAATCGGCGACGAGTTTTTGAGGATTCTCGAAGATGAAATTATTCGACGTAACGCCATGGATTCAAGGCTTCTGCTTAACAGCTTCCATAAAGGCAATGACGAGAATATATGGAGCTTGTCAGAAGGAGGAATGACCTTGGAGGTCGGCACGAATGTAGAATATGCTTCATATGTCAATGACGGCCATTGGACTAATCCGAAGGGCGTCAAAACGCGTTGGGTTCCGGGATATTGGCAAAATGACAGATTTGTTTACGATCCATCAGCAAAAACCGGCATGCTTTTAAAACAGAAGTGGGTTGAAGGCAAGCATTACTGGGATTCAGCTATCAGAATCATTGAAAAGATGATTCCGTCTTTCATGGAAGCTAAGCTGAATGATTGGATCACGAAGTATTTTATTTAAAAAAGTGGAGGGGTGGCTATGCTGGAGCAGGAAGTGGCTTCATTAGTACATTTTATTCGAGAAATGGGGATTTTGAAAAAAGAATACTTTGGAGAAGTGCCCCTCGGAGCTACGACTCCATCCGTGTACTATCCTGTACCGGAAATTACAGGCGGAGAGTTCTCGTTAGACACTTACGAGAGCTCTTTTTCTTTGTTCATTAAGATTTTTGACAAGGATTCAAGTGGATCATATTCGATAGCTTCTCAGATTGTCGATAAAGTACAGTATTCTGGTAAAAAAATACCAATTTACGACGTTGATGGCAATCTGACTGGTCGCTATTTCCGAGTGAAGAATCTGAGTGCAAAAAATATTGATGTTGGCACAACACAGATAGAGTTTAGCTGGGACGTGCACCGAGGATATAAAAAACCTACGGTTCCGAAAGGCAAGGTCTATTTTACGGGACTGCCAACTAAGGTTGAGGAGGAGTCAGAATATGGCTGAAAAAACTAAAACCGCTTCGGTAGAAGCCGAGGTTACTAAAAGTGATGAAAAGCCAAAAGACAGGGAGTTTCCAATTAATGTGTTGAGAAGCAACAGCATTAAGCTCTTTGGCATCACATCATCTACCTTTGATGGTGCTTTTTTTGGCGAAGATGCATCAGATAAAATCACTATTGCTGATGCACAGAAAAAAATAAACACATGGCTAGGAAAGGAGATTAAATAATGGCAAGTGGAAATTTTGACATTAACACAGCAAAAGTAAGGCCTGGTACCTACATTAATTTCAGGGCTAAAAAGTCTTATGCGCCAACTAATGCGACAAGAGGTGTTTGCGTCGTTCCTCTGGTTGGCTACGACTGGGGTCCCAATGGCACGTTTATTGAATTAACACCTGATGCACCTGATGCTGAGCTTGTGAAGCTTGGAAGATCTGTATATGACGAGAATGATTTAGTGAAGCTTATCAGATTAGCACTTTATAATTCAGCTACAGTATATGCATATATCATCTCAGGTGGCACAGCTGCAAAGGGAACTCAGGGGAATCTTACAGCAACAGCAGTTTACGAAGGCGCAAGAGGTAATGATATCAGAATTGTGTCAGTTGAAAATACGGATACAGGATATGACGTATCATTATATCTTGGCGAAGACCTTATGGAAGTTACAGAAG